ACATATTTCTTCGGTCAACCCACACAGATTGAATTGAATGCAACTGAATATCAAAGCATTCTTAATGGTGATGCATTCTCAAGTTGGAAGAATGTACCCACACAATTCAGCTTTACTAGCACAGGTGCCAGCAAACTTACACAATTGGCTAATGCAGGAATGATTGTTCTTAACAAAGCTCAAACCAGCATCAATCAAAAATATGAAGGATATTATGTAGGAGCGATTGATAACACTAATTTAAATCCTGCCACACAATTTGATGGTATCAACCAAGTTCGTAGCGTTGATTCCAAAGCAGGATCCACATACAACTTCCTGAATGTTCCTCGTACTCGTTTGAACTTCCCATTGAGCGCAACACAGTTTGGTCTTGGAAACAGTGTTAGTGAAGTAATGGAAAATATTCCTACTTTTGATATCAGCACACGCCAGTTTGATGATACAATCATCCTTGGTGTGTTCAAACTCCGCCAAAGCGTGTTTGCCCCAGACGTTATCAGCTTGGATTATCTATTGTCTGAAAGTTATGTGGGTTCATTTGATTATTTCCGCCAAATCAATAGCGAAAACGGTGGTCCGGCCAAAACATTCTTTATAGGATCTGTTGAAGATGATAGTCCTAATCTTTCATTGTTGATCAATCCTTTTATCAGCAATCGTAATACACAAACATGGTTGAATAGTGCAGGAAATCCCACCAAAAAGATTCGTATGTTGAATCCGAATCTTGCTATTCCTTACAATAGCGATGGGTTTGTTGACACAAATGCAACATATGAAACACGAGTGGGGGCTCCTAGCGCGGTTGTCAGTTGGTTGGCCAATAATGTAGCAAGTCCTCTTCGTCGCATTGACGCTCTTTATAGCTTTGGTGCTTTCGATACAACAGTTGCAACTGCCAAATTAATCGGAAACGTGCCAACAAAGCTGGAACGTGTGTTCACATTGCTTGAAAATCCTGATCTTTACAATCTTTCATTGTCATTGGAAGGTGGTCTTGGAACAATATTCTCAGCTGCTCGATATAATCTGAATGTTCTTAGCGGTGCAGATGTGTTCGATGACACTATTCCTCTTGATATGACTGGATTCTTCATTACTAATAACGAAGGTCTTAATGGAAATGCTCTTGATATTCGCGAAAATTACAATACTGTGGCAAGCGTATTCACAAACTTTGCCCAGAATGTTCGCAAAGATCATCTGTTTATTGCAGATCCTCTCCGTAACATCTTTGTTCAAGGTGAAAATAGCAAAGTTATTGATGATCCATCAAAGAACTTTAATCAACACATTTACTGGCCATTACGTCACTTGTACAGCTTGCTGAACACAAGCTATGCATGTACATATGCCACCTTCCCTAGGGTATTTGATGATGGTCTAGGCAAACAAACATGGGTTCCTTTCTCAGGATTTGCAGGTGCAGCAATGGCAAATACTGACGATAACTTCCAACCTTGGTTCGCTCCTGCCGGATTTACTCGGGGCGTATTGCTTGGTGTGAATGATCTTCCGATCTATCCCACACAAAAACATCGTGATCAATTGTATAAGGTTAATTTGAATCCGGTTGCATTCTTCCCTGCTGAAGGATTTGTAATCTTCGGTCAAAAGACCTTGTTAAAGAAACCAAGCGCATTTGATCGTATCAATGTACGCCGATTGTTCTTGTATCTGGAAGTCGCGACAAGGAATACCATCAAGTTCTTCTTGTTCGAACCGAATACTCTGTTCACAAGAACGCAAGTAATAAACGTTCTTACACCGATATTCGAATTGGCCAAGAACACACAAGGTGTATATGACTATCTGATCATATGCGACGAAAGAAACAATACACCTGATGTGATCGACCAAAATGAAATGGTCGTGGACATATACATCAAACCTGTACGTGCCGCAGAATTCATCTTGGTTAACTTCTATGCCACACGAACTGGTCAGGACTTCCAAGAATTGGTATCCTAATCAATAATATATAAAATTATGAAACACCCCTCTTATTGAAAGAGGGGTGTTTTGTTATAAATATAAACGTGATAAAAGTAATTAAAATCCAACAAAGTTACGATCCTTCATATATTATAACTCTTGCTTTGGAGTGTAGTGCTCAGTTAAAGTTGTTTCATTGGCAAACTTTTAGCTTTGCCCAACACGAAGCGTTTGATAAAATAGGAAAAGATTTAGCAAAAGCTTTTGATAAATTGGTGGAAGCTTTACTAGGTCGTTATCGTAGTTACGAGTATAAACCCATAAATTTGACTATAGAGCCATATTCTAATGAAAATATTTTGGCAAAAATTAATCAATATATTGGAATTTTAACACAAAAAGAGTGTCCAATCTTAAATGCAAATGACACCGATGCACAAAATATTGTAGAAGAAATCGTTGCAGATCTAAATAAATTAAAGTATTTGTTAACTTTAGAATAAATAATAATATATGGCAGCCACACAACAAACAATTCAGAATTTTTACCGTATAGTAACTGAACGTGATTTTTCACGTAAATTTAATTTCCGTGTTATTAATATTAATGCGGGTGACTCAAGCAGCCAAGTTTGGAACGAAGATGATTTGGTTTATGTTCGCACCGCTTCACTTCCTGCCCGTGAAATCACTGAAGTAACAGTTCCTTACATGGGATTGGATTTCCATATTCCTGGTAGTGCCAAATATCCTGGCTCCGAAGCTTATGCAATGGAATTTTATTGCGATCAAAAGAGCAATCTTCGTCAAAAGTTTGAAGATTGGACACGAGATGTTTTTGATGATGTCACAAGCACTGGTAACTATTTTGCTGCCAAGCAAACAGCCGTCATTGATTTGGTTCAATTAGACAACCAATTGAATCGCGTTTCGCAATATCAGTTGGTCGGTGTTTCTCCTCGTAATGTTGGACCTCTGGAATATGATATTACCAATGGTGGTGAATTCGTAACATTCACAGTCACTGTTGCTTATCAATATTTCCGCAGAACCTATCAAAGTTAATATACTCCTCTAAATATTAGAGGAGGATAATCATATCAATAATCCAGTAACAGATGCTATACGCAGTTTAGGAAGTAATATTCGTGGTTTGGCCACTGGCACAAATCCTCTTTTTGCTCCACAAGTAAGCAGTCTTTTCGGTTTCAATATACCAGGTGTTCCCCTTATCAGTGCACAGGAATATTTCCTGACACAAATGGAGAGTTGGTTCAGTTCAATTCCTTTAAACAGTCAATGGGTTGTTTTGATAGATACATATCCAAGGGCTATTTCATCCGACATTATTCAAAATCTTGAATATGTAGGAGGAGACAAAAAAGGTTGGGACGTTTCTCAACCAAAAGGAATATTAACAAGTTACTTTTACCAAAAGGTGGTGGGCTGCCTTTTCGCTCAAGGAGTTAATATTCCTAATGAAAAATATGATGTTCAGAATCTGGCAATCAAAAATAATCGAGGATTTGTTCCAGGTCTTATTGCTGGTGACCGAACAGGGTATTCTGGGTTGCCTCTTGTTATTGAATTTCGAGAAACAAACACATCTTTTATGGACATGGTCATTCGTCCATGGGTAATATTGGCCAGTCATTATGGTTTTGTGGCACGTCCTGGTGGTGATAATGACATACGCAACATAAAATGTACTGTAACAATTCTTCAATACACACGTTCTTATCAAAGAGTCAGTCAAATACCTCGTAAAGTTTGGACATTCTATAATTGTGTTCCAACCGGACTTGTTGACCAAAGTTTAACCTATTCTCCTGATACTGAATATGAGAAATATGCCACATATTGGACTTATACTAATTATACGGTGCATTCCAATCTGTATATTCCACTTCCAAACATCATTAATCGAATTAGTACCGGAACAATTCCGAATGTTTCACCTTTCCAAAACGGAAACAGTTTTACATCTGCCAATCTTCCTACGAATTTCCAAGGTTTCTTTTAATCTATGAAAAATTTTCTTTGTAAGGTGCTCATACCTTCAACTGGAAAATATGAATATTTCCAGGAAATAGACTTTTCCACAAGCAAAACCATCAGCAAATATATACAGAATAATGATATATTGGGGTTTTCAAAATGCATGGAAAGTATCATAGAAGCCAATTCTCAAGGGGAAAAAAGGTTTAATATCATAGATATGTTGGCTATTTTATGCCAATTAAGATCATATTCATATGGAGATACCATAACTTTGTCAGGAAAAAATGAAAAAGATCAGCCTGTAACATACAAACATCGTATAAATCGCATCTTAAACTACTCCGGCACAATCAAAGAGTGCCAAGAAGAATGTTTTTATAATAAAAATATAGAACTTTGTGTGGATCTTCCTTATAATTTGATATCTGACGAGGATTTCGATGTAATTTCTCGTAATATAAAGTATCTTAGAGTGGATCATGAACAAATAGATTTTCAAAATATAAAAAGTTCTGATAAACAAAACATATTAAGCATGTTGGATGCATCATTTTCCGGTGAAATATT